AGCCGAGGTCAAGCGCCTGCTGGACGACGAGATGGCGACGCGCCGCCGCATCGGGATCGTGCGCCGCCTGCACCAGCGGTACGCCATGCTGCGTAACGCGCGGGAGCGCGCCGAACTGATGGCGAGGCTGGGCGCATGACGGACGCAGTTAATCCCGACCACTATAAGGTCGGCGGTATTGAGACGATTGACTACCTCCAGGCCAAGCTGTCGCCAGAGGAGTTCGCCGGCTACTGCCGTGGGAACGCGCTGAAGTACATGAGCCGCGCCGGGCATAAGGACGCCACGGTGCAGGAGATCGGCAAGGCTATTTGGTATTTGCAGTGCTGGCGGGACAGTCTGATTCACACAGACACACCCACGTAGAGTTGTGCGTCTCAATTGCCTTCACCGTTTCAGCGGTGTCCGTCTTGCTGTCGTAGCTGATCGGCTTGGCGATGCGGCAGTAATCACCGACGAGCGCGGTCGAACCTGTCACGCAGCCGGTCAAGACGAGCGGGATCGTCAGCGTCCATAGCGGCTTCAGCCTTGGCAACATTCGCATCAAGTTGCTCCTGTGCATCCTGACGCCCTTGCGCCCGCAGCTTGGCGTTTCCGAAATCGGTAAACACCCGGTCAAGCAGCGACAGCAAGAGCGTCAGGAGTTTGATCACGCCTCAGGCTTTTCCATCAGGAACACGGCGGCAAGCCCAGCCAGACCGGCAACCGCTGCCGAGATGGCTTCCCACTGCACGTCCGTCAGGCCCAGCGCCAGCGCGAGGCTGGCGACGCCGGCGTAGGTGCTAGGCTCTTTGAGCCGGTTCACAAGCCAAGAAACAAACTTCATGTCATTCTCCTTTGGGGTATTGCTTCCACGGTAATTCCCAATGTGGGCCGTCCTTGAAAGTCCGCCAGTCGCCGCCCCAGACAATCGGGACTTTTTCGTGCGCCGCTGCCGCCTTCACGATCTTGGCCAGACGGTTATACAGCGGCCAATCCCACGACACGGTGCCGCCGATCATTGGCGCCAGATCGACAGCGTGGCCAGTCAGGTGCCGAGAGTTCAGCGTGCGGGTCGCACCCTGCGCCAGCAACTGCTTCTGCCTAGGTAGCGTTCGCAGCCCCTCCAGCACAGTGAAGTCCAGACTAGACATGGCAGCAGCGCGGCGGACAACGCGCACTAGGTCAGGATGCACGTCCTGCAAACGGGCGATAGACCGGGGGCCAAGGACAATGCTCATTGCGTAACGCCCATGCGTTTTCCGTACCGGAAGGTATAATACCACAGAAGGTCGATCACAACCCAGCCTTTCTGCGCTTGTAGGTCAGGAAGTCCGCGCCTTCCTGCACATCCTCAAACACGCTGACTGCCGGGGCAGCGCCGTTGCGCGGCGTGATGACCGTCACGACCGACTGTCCGCTGCGCTGTTCTGCGAACTGGCCCTTGAGCGCGTAGTCGTCGCTCTCCTTGTAGCCCTTGGCGCGCACCAGCGTGTAGCGCCGCCCGCCGGCAAACTCGCCCTGGCCGGTGCCGAACGTGTGCCGGTGGAACGCAGCGTAGATGTCGGCGTGTTCGTCGATCATCGCCGCCCGCTTCAAGCCGTGCAACTCGTTGTACATTGAGTGGCCCTTGAAGTCGTGCCGCGCCCAGACGCGGGTGATACCGCCGCACGGCGACGCCAGTTGCAGCTTGGCGTCCCAGTCGCGCATCAGGATGCGTTCGGTGTTCATGCCGTCGAATATGCGTTTGCCGTAGTTCCATGTGTCGTGGTTGCCCAAAATCCACACCAGCCAGTTGACGCCTAGATGCTTCAGCGCCCACTCGACCAGTTCCCAGCCTTCTGATACCGTGGCGGATTGTTCGCCGTACAGGCGCTCTAGCCTGCCCACCCAGTTGTTGATCGAATCACCGCCGTTGGCGCCGTACAGCCCTTCGGTTTCGGCGCAGATGCGCGCGTCACGCTCGAAGCCGACCAGATCGCAGAACGGATCGTCGAGGTGCGGATCGCCGAACCAGCAGATGGCGTATGGCCCTTTGATCGGTATCCGCACGGTCTGCCAGGCTTGCGCCTGCGCGTGCGCGATCCGCAGTGCGTTGCGCTTCTTCATCAGCGCCAGCCGCTCTGCAAACGGCAGATCGGCTGGCGGCAGCGGGTCTGCCTTGGGCGTGTCGAGCGACAGAACCGCGGCTGTCCGCGCCACATGACGGCGGCAGGCGTTCTGCACCCCCGCCCGGCTGATGTTTAGATGAAGTGCTGTTGCGTTCTGACTGCCGAGATCGGCGGCTAACTCAGCAATTTTGGCGTCGCCCTCTGGGTCAACGTCGTACTGATTGACTGCCATGAATCACCCTACAAAGCAGTCTTTTGAACAGACCGCGGTGGTTAGCTAATCTTCATTACGATAGTGACCAGCAGCATGATGATCGTGCCAGCCACGCCTACGCCGATATTCTCCAGACGTTTCAGTCGCGCACAGATGCCGTCATACCGCAAGGCGCACACCTCCTCATGCGTGTTCAGCCGCGCTTCGGTCTGGTCGATGGTCGTCACGTCAGCGCCTCATCCTGTTGACAGATACTCTGTTGTCTAAAACTTGGTCGGGCGGCGTGTTCATAGCGTTGAACGATGAAATGCCCAGCATTGACTTTGCACCAAGAAGACCATTGTCCGCCAACCGGCGGCTTACTTGTGCGCGGTCAGCCAGAGGGAGGGTCATCAGCAATTCTTCGGCGCTTCGGCCACTGCGGAAACCTTGCGCCAGCGTCTTCTGGATTTGTTCATCCAACCCTGAGTTCGACAAAATTTTGGTGAACCTTAGCAACGCATCTGCTGCGTTGTATGTCATCCCCAGCGGCGAATATTTATGGAAAATATCTACTTCTTCCCGTGGAAATTTAAGTAGATTTTTAGCGACGTTTTCGCCTTCGGCGGCTTGCCTTGCCATGTTTTGGTTAAGTCGGACTTCGCTTGCGATATTTTCTAGGGCAGGCATACGTGATGGGCCAGCAGCGCCGCCCGGCACACCCATCATTTCTTGGATGTCAAAGTTTTGACGCCCACCCCGCGGGAACGCCGCTTCAACCGCGCCGGTAGTACCGCGCTCGCCGCCAACCGTAGCCGCAAACTGCGCCGGGTTTTTCTCAAACATACCCGCCAAATCACCAGCGAAAGCCTGGCGCTCTAGATCGGTGGAGCCGGTTGCAAAAGCGGTCTTAGCCGCTCCGTATCCTTGGCCGCCAGCGGTTTCAATGGAAGTGTCGATAAGCGGTTTGATTTGACCTACTACGCCTGCGGCGGCTTTGTTCACGCTGCCCACATCTAGCCCTTGATTGAGCCGCGCGATAGTTACATTAACACCGCGACGGATAGCGTCCAAATCGCCGGCTCGAATGATAGCGCCTTCGTTTTCAATTTGCCTAGCTACATCAAGCAACGCTTTACGCTGAACTTCGCCAGCGCCTTCCGCACTAGCCATTGCACGAATTTGGTTTGCGAGAGGCCGCGTCTCAAGCGCGCGGATACCTTGCGCGGCCAAGTCAGCGATTTGTTGCTGCGCTGCTGCTGCTTCACCGCGCAAGCCAATAGCGCCAAGCGCAGCCTGCTCACCGCGTTGCGTCATGGCGCCGGCGATACCGCGCTCACGGCCAACAGCCGCAGGGTCAAATGCTTTCCCCAGCGCCGCCATCTCATCTTCCATTTGACCAAGCCGCGTTTCTGCCCGCTCTGCGCCCAACGTAAAACGGCGGGCCAATTCAGATTGCGTTGCGGCATCCTGCGTTGCTTGCGCGCTTTGCGTTTCCAATTTAGGGATGACTTTGCCGCCGAGGTTGGCTCGTTCAAACGCACGTTCTTGGGCGGTGGCGTATTGCTCACCAAGCGCGCTCTTGCCTTGGGCCAGCACATTACGCGATTCGCGTTCCGTACCGCCGCGCGCCATAGCGTTAAGCACATTTTGCTGGGCTTGTGTTTCGGCGCGCTCAAGCGGTGCGTAAACATTTTTGCCCGCACCTTCTGAAACCGTTTTGAACAACGCTTGAACAGTTGGTTCTTCAGCGCCGGATCGCGCCACGACTTTGGCAAACGACGTATCGCCTTGGGCGCTGCGGGCAAGGGCGCGCACCTCTTGAATGGTCATGTTAAACGAATCACGGAATATGGCGGCGGCCCGCTGAACCCCAAGCTGCCCAGACAGACGCTCCCAGGTAGGCAGCAAGACTTTGTCCGTTACAGTACGGAAAGTTGCAGACCCTACCGTTGGCATAAGCGCACCTATAGCGGTGCCTAAACCTACGTCCTGCCCTGAAGCAGCACTTGTGCCAGCGCCTACCGTTGCACCAGCCGCACCGCGAACAGCTATATCTACAACACGATCAACAAGTTTTGGGGCTTGCGCCAACCCTGTTTTTACGGCTGCGCGTGTCGGCAACAGACCTGTCGTAAATCCGCTAGACCCCAGCGCGGTCGCTGCGGTCTTACCTACCTTTGTACCGCCAGCTACGCGGGCAACAGCTTTACCCGCAAGACCCGGTAAAAGGGCAGTGCCAAATACTTGCCCCCCTACACGAGCGCCACCATATGAATATGGGTATTCCGCCTGCACGGCTTTATCGCGGTCTTTGTTAGCTTGCGATCCAGCTTCCACGATGGTCTGGAAATTGGGTAGTTTTGTAAGGTTATCCGCGATTTTAGCCGCGTCGGCTTTGCTGTAGCCGCTGACGTTTTCAGCCGCCCAAGCCACAGCTTCAGCGGGCGAAACACCAAACCTATCAACGATATTTGCGGCGGCTTTGACCAGCGTATCGGACACATCACTAAGACCCCGCGCAGAACCTTTACTGATTGCGGTTCCCCTGCCAACGGAAGTGCTTTTTGGTTGCGCCGAAGGCTGAACAGCGCGCACACGTTTGATTTCTGCCGCGATTTCGCGCGCCGCCGCGTCATCACCCGCAGCGTCGGCTTTCATCAGAGCGGCTTCTAGTTGCGCGACAGTAGCCATATATTATAATCCGTATTTTGCGCGGGTTTTTGACGACAGTTTGCTTGTCGGTGTTTCAGCGTTTAACGCTTGCGGTTTATCAGAAGCGTAATCATTCAACGCTATGCCATTCTGTTTAGCAAAATTGCGGATTGCATTCATGCGTGTTTCGTAAGTAGAATCAGCGCCGCCGACGCTCCGCAAAAATAGCTTCTGCTCCCCCAATGCGTTCAGCGTACCAGATGTGCCTTTTTCAATCAATTGACGCAAAAGTTGAGCCGCTGTTGCTTCAATAGTCTCTACGCTTGACTTTTGTTCTGTGCCACCCGGCAGATACGCGCGCCCCTGCCGAAGTTCTTGCGCCCGATTTGCCATAAAACTTTGCCTATCAGAAACAAGATGGCCTTTTTTCTGGGCATCCACGACCGCGTCGTACAAATCTTGAACCGCCCTATCCCGCGCCAGTTTTTTCTCCGGCGAAATCTCTCCCGCTTTAGGCTTTGGCGGTTTGCTGGTGCCGGGGATAGGCACGCCAAACTGAATGCCGCCGCCAGCCGCAGGCGCGGCAGCAGGTGCGCCAGCGGGACGTTGTCCAGTTTCAAACTGACGCATAGCCGCTGCAATCGCCGGGACTTGCGCGGCAGTGATCGGCGCGTCCATGTCAATGCCGGTCTGCTGGGCAACGTATTTCTTGTAGTTAGCAACAGCCGCGGGCGGGTTCTCGCCGCCGGGAGGTGCGTAGCGGCTAACGATCTTGTTGATCGTGTTAAAGCCCCTGCCAACGTAATCCTTACGCAGCAAGTTTTCCTGCGCGGCAACGCCTGCTTGCGGCGTATCAAACGTAGCAAAACCGCCGCTGGCGCCGGCGTAGCCGGGCTGTGAACGCGCAAACCCACCATCGCGGATCGCGCCTGGGTTGGTCTGAAGCGCCGTAGCCACTGGTGTAACACCACCACCGCCGCCGCGGGCGCCGCCAACCAAGCCATCACCAGCCGGCGCCATACGCTTCGGCATGGGGATGTACGAGCCATCGCCACCTTTGAGGTAGGTAATCTCTTGGCCGAGGTTGATTTCCGACCCCGGTACAACTGACGCGCTGCCATCCCCATACGGATCAACGGCAAGATAACGCGTACCGTCTGCGGTCTCCTGTTTAATCAATTCGGCCTTGTAGAGTTTGTCGCGGGCGACAGTCTTGAGGCCGGTTTGACGTTTCCACTCAGGAAACTGCGCGGGGTCGTTTGGTATAGACGCAACGACTTGCGCCAACCCATTTTTAAATATATTTGATTGAAACAAAGGGTTAGCCGCAATGTCCGCCGCAAACGCACGGAAATCTTCCGGCGAGTTAGCGTCTGCCGCAGACGTGTTGATGTATTTGTTGAACTCCATGCCAACCTCGATAGCATCTTTGATTGATTTAGTTTTGGCTTCCTCGACCTTAAACGGTTGCAATTCAGCCGCCCGCGCCGCTTCCGCTGCGGCCCGTCCTTCACCAGCCATCTGAAGCCGCATTGACTGTTCTTGCGCCGCTGCCTGGCGTTCAGCGGCGCGCTGCTGCGACATCATGTTGATGAACTGCGCGCCCTGCTGGATCGCAGGCGCCAAGAAGTTGCCTTGCGGTGCGCGGGCTTGAAGGGCGATTGCTTGGTTAGCCATTGTCCGTCCTTAGTTAACCGCGGCCAAATCCGGGCATATATGTGGGCGGCACGTTAAGCCCCGGCGCAGCGTAAGGTTGAATAACTGAACCAACATTGCCGCCGCCGCCGCCGCGGGGCAACGAATTGAAATAGTTCATCTGTGCTTGCATAAGAGGGTACGACGCTGCCGCTTGGCCGATGCTACCCAACGCCCCACTGAGCGCGTTAGCCTGACCGACGTAGCCAGACGCGCGGGCCTGCCCGGCGCCCAAAATGTTAGCCTGCTGGTTCTGGCTCGACTGACCGATATTGCCCGTCGTGACGTTGGTCGCCGACTGGCCAGAACCCATCAGCGATTGAAGCGGGTTCAAACGTGCGCTGCGCTCAATCTGGTAGCGGTTGAAGGCGTTGCCATACTCTTGGCTGGCCAAGTCCTGCCCGAACCGCTGGATGCCGCGCAGCGTGCCACCTGACAGCAGATTGCCGCGGGCCGACGCGCTGCGCTCCAGCGCACGCATACCTTCCGCTTGGCGAAAGGCGTAACCTGGGTCTTGCTCAAAGTCAGTCTGGCTAAACGGCTTGGCCAGACTGCCGTAACCCGCCGCCGATGCGTCGCCGCCGATCCCCAGCAACTGCATGATCTGCTCTTGCGCGGTCAGGCCAGCTTGGCGGAACGGCTCTTGCAGCCCGATCTGGCGCTCCAGCATCCGTTCGTCGGTTGCCCGCGCTTCCCGCGATGACTCCGCTTGAATGTTGGCAGCCTTCTTGGCCCCACCGGCTGCAATCAGACCACCACCCAGCTGCGCTACGCCGCCAATAACTGCTGCTGCTACTGCTGACATCTCATTCAACTCCTACCGACAGCGATAGCGCCTGTCTGTAATCCACGGTTATCTCCGCGCCGACACTACTACCTTTGCAGCCAGAAATCGACTGGCTTGAGAACAAAAAAATATCGCCGTTGTCGCTTTTGACCATAATTGCGTTCGGCGTTTTTGAGTGGTTGGTAAACCGACCGGCGGGAGTGCGTTTTCCGCCGAGCCTAGCCGGGGCTATCAACTCATGGGCGGCGATGTCGCCGGTGGCGAACACACCCTTGCCGTGGATCAGCGATGGCGCCACCATCATCTTGTAGCCGCCGTGCGGTAATGGAATCTGGTCGCTCTCATCTGCCGATATGGCCCAGACTGTGTCGGCGTCGAAGCCGAACTCAGAAATTGCCGCAGCAAAGTCGTCCTGATCTGCGTGGGTGTCATACGACAAAAGCAGGCTGTTGGCTTCTTGGGCTTCCTCAAAAGCAATGCTTTTGTCCAGAAGCTGCGCCTCCAGCGTTTCCACGTCTGTCTCGTCGGTGGCGTACACGTTCTGCCAGCGCACCGTCTCATGGATGTAGGCGATCTTGCGACCGGCGCCGCTGACAAACGTCTGGGGCGCGGTCAGTTCGGTGTGGCCGCCGTCTTGGCCGATCAGCGTGATGCGGCCTTCCAGCATAATGTTGATGTGCGGGGTCTTGTGCCGATGCCCGATGACATACGCCCCGGTTGGCAACACAACTTCGCGAATGTAAACGCCTGGGCCAAAGTGGTGATGAACTGGGCAGTCAGCCTGTTCATGCTGAAGAAAAGCCGTCTCCAACTTCTCCACGTCCGCTTCCGTAAACGGCGCGGTCGGCACAAGATCATCAACGCGCGCCAACATCAGCTAATCTCACGTCCTGACGCGCGGATGTTGATCGTCAGCGGCGCCGACGCCAGCGTCGAGATAAACCCGTTTGGGTTCAGGACGTGGCCCACCAGTTCCGGGAACGTGTAGGTTTCGGACGGCTGGAGCGTCTTGGTCTTCACGATCAGGTTCTGCGTGCCAGAGGTGTCGGCTGCCGTCACCAGGTTGACGCTGATCGACGCAGCGGACGCGCCGTAGTTGGTGGCCGTGAACTTATCGATGATCGTCGTCACGTTGGTCGCAGTGTACTGCGTGGACTGCGTATCTTCGGCGACCTTGGCCGGGATCAGGGCTTTGGCGGTAACAGACATGGCCTATCCTTATACTGCTTCGGCGGCTAGTTCGATGTCAGCCGCCGCCAAAATGGTGGTGGTGCCGATACGCCGGATACCAACATTGAGCGTTGCGTACTGAAGTGTGGTGGTGCTGACCAGCCAATTGCGTGTCGATGTCAGCGCCAGCCAAGTGTCAGTAGCCGAACTGCCGCCGCTCAACGACCCTGACACCAGGCTGGCGTACACTTCGTAGTTGGCCGCCTGCGACGCCGGGATGCACCAAGCGTATAACAGTGTGGCACCGCCGCCGTTGACGATCTGGAACGCGCTGCCGCTGCTGTTAAGCTGGTACTGGGCCGACGCGGTAAGCCCGATGTTGATGCCTGTGATCGTTGCGGGATCGACCGTGATGGTCACGGCAGACGCCGCCCCACCCGACGTACCCAGCAAGGACAGCACCGCGCCGCTCATCAGGACAGCCCTGCGCCAGTGATGGCCCACACAGTCGTGTCCACCTTGACGCACGTTGCCAGGCCATAGTTGGCCAGCGTCCGCGTGCCGGTGTTGGTCGTGCCAGCCTGCCGCAGCGTGTCGGTCGTGATGCCGATACTCTGGCTGCTGCCGCTGTTGTTGTAGATAACAACCGTCGCGCCAATCGGGAACGCCGCTGCGCTGTTGGCCGGAATCGTGACGCCGCCGGTGGTGATCGAGATGTGCTTGCCGTTGTCGGTCAGCGCCAGTTGGTAGGCTGACGTTTGGGCGTTCTGCGGTGCGCCGCGGTAACCGATGCTGGTTGCGCCAATCGTGCCAGCATCTACAAGCGCCACGTCCTGCCGCAGCGACAAGATGTCAGCGTTGGCCCCAGACGCTGCCGCTCCAAGGGCGGTGCGCGCGGCGGCAGCCGTGGTTGAGCCTGTACCACCGTTGACGACTGCAACGACGCCGGTGACGTTGGACGCCGTGCCAGTGGTGTTGCCGTTGAACGTCACGCCCGACCCGATGGTGCCACCGGTGATGGCCACGGCGTCGGCGTTCTGGAACGCCATCGACCCAATCGTGACGATGTTGTCCACCGTCCAGATCAAAGCGTCAGCCGAATCGGTCAGCGCAACCTTGTACGACGTGCCGTTGCTGTACCAGATGTTGGCCTCGCCGCGGGAGTCCAAGATCACCGGGTTGGTGTTGGCCACAGTGCCGGCGCCGGTCGTGAAGGTCGCCAGCGGCGTGGTCGTGCCGGCGGCGTAGGTGTAGACCTTACCGCCGACCAGCGGCGCGCCAGAGGCGTCCAGAAACTGCGCTTTGGGTGAAGGAGAAAGAACGGCCATTAGTAGCCCCCATCTGAGCTAATGTTGTTGGTCACGGTAAGGATGATCGACGGAACTACCGGGTAAAATGCGGAGGCGGCAAATGTCTGCAATTGAACACCCGTGTTATCAACGGCCCACATCAGTTCGAAGTAGTCGCCTTGGTTCATCTCTAGCAAAAAATTCCACGCCGCAACAGCCTCCGTGTTGTTACCTTGGATGCGGATAACGGTCGCGCTGTCAGGTACATCAACGCCGTTTTTGCGTAGCCAAATCCAAGCGCGGTGCGCGCCGCCGCCGGTAGTGTTAACTATCTGCGCGGAAAACTGAATGTTGTAGATGTTCAGCGTGTCAACGTAGATACGCGACGTTGTCGTGCCGCGGGTGACGCCTTGGCTGAACTGCGTGTTGTTGAACGTCATCGCGTAGACGGTGTTAATAGCCGCTGCGGTCTGCGTGGTGGTGTCGTAGAACGAACCGTAGCGATGGCGAACCAACTGCGGCGTGTACGGCGGCGACACCGATAGGTTCTGGATTTCGGTCTGCAACACAGCCGCCAGCGACGCAGCGTCGCTGTCAGGGCCAATCTGCAAGTCTTGCAGCGTGAAGTCGTTCTGGCCGCTGCCGGTTAACTGAAACAGGCTTTGGAAAAACCTGAACCATTCGCGGCTGACCAGCCCTGTGTTCGGGTCAGCCAACTGCACACGCGGCGGCGTGATGTTGGTGATGTTGACGGGGTTAGGCATTGGTGCCGCTTATCATCAGTTCGGCGTCAATGATGACCAGCTTGACCGGGTCAGTGCCAGACACCTCGTACACGCGGTCGCGCAGCTTCATCGTCATGCCCAGGCGGCGCCAGATGGCGCGCTGGCCGTAGCCTCCGATCCTACCAATAGACACCCAATGCTCGTTCGACCATGTGTGGCCGCCGTCGTCCGACCAGCGCAGCATAACCTGCGGGTTTGCGCCTTGCACTGTCAGCGGAGTGACTTCAATGTAGTCGCCCGATTCGGTAACAAGAAAGTCGCCACCTTCGGTCAACAGCAAACCAAAAAAAGGATCGGATGGATCAAGGCCCGACAGACCCACGCCAGACTCGAACATGATCTGGAGGTTGTGCTGCGCCGTGCGCTTCAGGTTGTTTTGGCCGGTCGGCAGCGCCCGCCACGACCGCAGCCACTTCTGCGGCGTGCCGTTGTCAGCGTAGGTCGTCAGGTCAAAGGTGTAGATGTTGGCGTTCAGGTGATCGCCGATGACGATGTTGCCGAGGAAGTTGCACTGGCTGTTGCCGCGGTGACGCGAGAACACGCCTTCGCTGAAATAAGCCCGTTCGTGCCAAGCCCCGGTGGCGACATCAAGAACCCACGTTGTGTTGGCAGAAGGGAAGTTCAGGACGTAAAAGGCGTGGCCGTCTTGCTGGTAAGTGTAAGCCACCGCGTCGGACATGTTCAGATATTGCTGGATTTGCCACTCAACCGCGTGCGTGGACACGCGCTGGCCAACGTAGCCAGTCGCCCGGTAGACGATGCCTTGGCCGCGGGCGTCGGTTCCCAACCAGAACACGCCGTTGTCCAGCTTGGCGATGGAATAGGGCGCGACGCAGCCGATCTCGTTGAACGCGCCTTGAATGCGCGCCAGCGGAAAGTCCGCCGTGCCGGCGTTGTACCAGACTTCGGTGCTGTCGGTGCCGAACACCCACACTTCGCGGTGATCGACGATCAAACCGACGATGCCGTCCGGCGATCCTTCGGCGCTGACGAAATCCAGCGGGTCGATCTGCGTGCCATCCAACAGGCTGGTGACGTACAGCCGCTGGCTGTTGGGTGGGTTGAACACGAAGTAGCCGTCGAGATAGCCGACCGTCACCGCGCCGGGGAAGTCAGGATCAGTGACTTGCACAAACGTGTTGGTGGATTCGGTGTAGACAAAAGCGTCCGGGTTGCACGCGAAGACGATCTGGTCGCCGTTGTCGGCGATGGACACCGGCCCAGTGCCATTGACTGTCCCCAGCAGCACCGGCGTGCCGGTCAGCGAAGACAGTTTGTAGACCTCGTTGCCCGACACGACGAAGAAGTCAGAGCCTTGCGTCTGGTGCGCCCACAGCCCCCGGATCGGCCCGGTGCCAACGGCCTGCTGTAGCTTCAGCCCTGGCGCACGGTTAAGGAACGCAGGCATCTGCCCACCTTCTGGCACAACCTCTGGAAAGAGGTTCACCATGCGCGCGTCCGCAGCGTTGATGCTGCGGGCGACATAGCTTGAGCCGAGGATGGGCGATTTCATTTTAGTTCGGCACTCTCAAGACACGGAAGCCGGTGCCACCACTGTCTGCTGCGCCCAACGTAATCGCGCCGCTGTTGTAAGCGGACGTGGTCGGCATATTGAAATTGCCTGACCCAGCGATACGCAGGATGCGTAGATTGCCGCTGCCGTCAATCGACAACGACCATTCGGTTGTGCCTGCTGCGTTAGACAGGCGCATATGGTTTTCAGCACCGTTAACGACATGAAGCGTGCTGGTACCAAGCCGGGCTTCAGCGGCCACTGTGTTGGTTATATCTTCGCCCGCAGGCACGCCAATATAGCCAAAACGCGCTTGCAAACCGCGTGTGTCGCTCCACGCTGCTGACGCGCCGGTTTCAATTGTTGGCGGCGTGTAGCCGTTGTCAAAGTCCAGCAGCAGCAAACTGTTGTCAATGCTTGGGTTGGTAAAGGTAGTCGTGCCACGGCAGATGATCGGCAACGCACCATTGGTCGAAAGGTTAACGATTGTGTTTGACCGCGCAACTTCTGACGTGCTTGCGTTGCTGCCGTTGAACACCACCGCGCTGCCGGTGCCGCCGCCGCCGCGAAAAGCGCGGGGGCGAACCAAATAGTTGTTATCGCTGTTGTTGAACAGATAGGCGGTGCCGTTGAGAAACGAACAATCAAGCTGCTCAAACAAATTCAGCGAGGTGTTTGCCGTTGCATCGCCGCCCAGCCGGATTAGGCCGCCGGTACCGCTCGTCACTTCGTAGTGACGGCTGCTCAGATTGCGGAAATAACAATTTTGCGTATCGCGCGCTTCGCCCAGAGTGGCCACCACGCCGACATCAAGGCCAACCGTTGTCGGGTTGTCAAAGTGCAAATTTTCAAAAGTGCCTTTACGCCATGACAGCACTTGCAAGCCGATGGCCGCGCTATTGCCGCAAGCAATGTAAAGGCCAGTCGCGCCGCCGCCGCCGCACGCCTGGTTGGCAGCACCCACCGGGCTGGCAAACTGCAACACCGTGCCGCCTGCACTGCCCGCCCAGATTAGCTTGGCCCGTGCGCCGGCGCCTTGCGTTCCGACGTCGTGCGAAGTGTCGCTGCCCGCGCCTTGCAGTGTGATGTTCGGGGCGTCCACGACAATGGTCGCAGATACGGTAATGTCACCGTTGATGAGAATGACCGTAGGACGCCCGCTGACTTTGGCGGCTGTAATTGCGGCGGTCAGGCTGGTATAGTCGGCCACGGAAATGGTTTCGAGCATTTTGGTCTGAGCGGTACGCAACACGGCGTTTGCGCCTGCCGGTTGAAAGCCAATGTTGTTGACCGCTGCGCGCTTGGTGACGCCGCTCTGCACAACCGGCATTTCTTCAGTGCCGGCCAGCGGAACTGTGGCTGCGGGAAGTTCGGAGATTTTGACGTTAGCCATCGTCAGTAGTTCCCTGCGAAAATGTTGAACCGCTGACGGGTCGCCACAATGCTGTACGGCATGGACATGATGTCGTCAGGGTTGTTGATGCGCTTGAGGTTGCGCTTGCTGGTCATGGCGATCCGCTGCACCTGGGGCGACGGTTCGACGCCAAACTCTGGCGCCATCTCGCAGGCCAGATTGTAGCGGAACGCCCGCAGATAGCCTGGTGGGAACGTCAGTTCGGTGGCCAGCAGCGCGGGCTTGGTCAGTTCTTCGACAGAGATGAAGTGCCATTCCAACTCGCGGGTGGGCCGTGGGTAGATGTACATCTCGATGTCGGGGAACGTGTTGTTGACGAAGATCACTTGCGGGAACGTCGAGGTCACGGTCTTGACCGCGATCCCGTTGTACTGCTGCTGGTTGATGAACTTGATGCCGTAGCTGATGCCGGTACTGGCGTCGCGGAAGTAGGTGCTGTCGTCCAGCAACACGGGGCGGTTGCCGACAAAGTTGCCTGTTGGCCCCAGCGTGCGCGACAACAGGCCCGCGGGCCATGTGAACACCTGATCCTGCGTGGCAAAGACTGACAGCCGTTCTGTGTTCCAGCTATCAATCATTTGGTTCATGGCGGCCAGCGCGTCTTGCGACGTTTCGGCTGACGGCGTTTCGCCTTCGGCCAGGACACCCAAAAGCCGCAGTGACCCGTTGATGATGTCGCCGGCGCTCGTCATTGGTCAGTCTTCCTGCTTTGCGCGGGGGCGTCCGCGCCGCTTTGGTGCCGCCATCTCGTTGACGATCTCGTCCTCGTCATCGTCCGTCACCACAGATGACGTGACCACATCATAGCGTTCCCAGCCGTCAAATGCATCCAAAATCGCTTCGTCGTTGGAGATCGCAACCTTGGCGCCGTGCGTGGGGTGAACCATATAAATGACGGTCATAGAAACTCCGTAAAATGGACGGCCCGAAGGCCGCCCACTGTTACGCGATCAGGGCAAGCGCCTGAAGGCGGCTTTCCAACTGAGCAACGCGGGTCTGAAGGTTGATAATAACCGACAAAACCGTCTGCGCTTCGTTGGAGTTTACAAACCCAAAACCGGGGTTAACAAGGTCTTGGACAGCAAAGTCCGCGGTGCCGGGCGCCGACGCCGTGACTGTGGTAAGCTGCGCGGTAAGAGCCGCGCCCTTGGCCGTGTAGACCGGATTAGCGATGGTGGCGCCGTCGAGGTATTGATCCTCATAAGCAACACCGATAGATTTGGTATTCGGCATTGTCTGTCTCCTGAAAAGGTAGCCCCGACCCGAAGGCCGGGGCTAACCCATTAATTGACGCGGTACAGCGTCCAAGCGCCTTCAGCCGACTTGCGGGCGATCATGGTAGCGCCGGTCGTGACCGGAACGGTCATGGTCAGCGAACCCGTCACCGTCCAGCCGGTGCCAGCAGCGATAATCGCGGTGCCAGACGACGTGCCGAGGTTGACCACACGGAACACAAACGACGTGCCAACCTTATCCGAGTTGGACAGGGTAGCTTCCAGCAGCGCCACGGTCGGCAGCGTGTAGGTCTGCGCCGTAGTGGCACCGCTGCCAACCAGCAGGATGCCGTTCAGCACTTGGGCCGCAGTCAGAGTTGCGGTTGAAGCAACCGAGAGCGGAAGCGGGATTGCGTCGATAAGCGGTTCGTCCAGGTTGCCATCGCCGACCTGATAACCACCGCCGCCATTGGGAAGAGACATTGTAGAATCCTTTCAAAGAAGTTGGCCCCCGGCGAACCGGGGGCCGATTTCAGGTTAGCCCCAGATGCGGCAAGCCATCTGCGGACGGATCGTGCTGTAGCCATACAGAACGTCGATGCGGCAAGGCATACGGTCGTTGTTGATGTCGTACTGACGAACGATACGCAGGCTGATGCCGTTATGCACCTGACGCGACGCCATATCGACACCCTGCGGCAGCAGAAGGTCGGCGGTGGCGAAGGTGATGGCGTCCTTGTGGTACACCAGGTTCTGCGCGTACTGGGTGCCGCCAGCGCCCACGAACACGACAGCCTGCGAAGTAGCCGGCAGCGAGTTCACAGTGGCCAGCGCGTTGGTAGCCGAGTAGATCGGGGCAACAGTGATGTTGCCTTCGCCCGAAGCGCCCAACGTGACGTTGGCCAGTGCGACGAACTGGAACAGCGAACCAGTGCTTTCACGGGTCTGCGGGTTCACAGCGAAGCAGCCGTTCACGGTGAACACGTCACCAGCACGGACAGTAGCCGCTGCACCAGCGCCGGTGATGGCGATGGTGGTGGCGCCTTCAGCCGTAACAGCAGCCGAGGTCGTGCCGCCGGTGGCGGTACGGGTGCCGGTGGTGTGCTGCTTGATCGACTGCGACATGTTGATTTCTTCGAAACCAAGCACGCCGGTACCCATCATGCCGTTCTTGAACTGCTTGCTGATGGTGTCGGTCGGGTTGAACAGGCCCTTCATGCCTTCAACCAAGCCAGCGTTGGCAGCCGGGTTGACCGTCGCGTAGCGCGGCGACATCACGGCAGCGTTTTCGTTCAGCTTCTGCTGGGCCTGAAGCAGAACCAGAGAAGTGGCCGGGGTGGTGCCGGGGGTGCCGACCGTGTTGCCGATGGTGGCGTAGGCGTTGGCCACGTCAGCGTCGATGCTGGAGGCAAGCTGCGAGATACGCGGCTTCAGCACGCGCTCTGCGAAGTCGTCCAACTGCATGGTCAGTTCGGCGGTCGTGAAGTTCACGCCGATGTGCTTCTGGTTGGCAACGGTCAGCGTGGTGAACTGCTCGTTGTCGTCCTGCACCTGAAGGGCAGCGCCGTCCGTGACCAGAGCGCGGTCGGGCAGACGGATACGCAGGGTCGAACCGATCTTGGCGCCTTCAACAGCGAAGCTGTCGTCGTACTGACGGTTGACGTTGCGGGTGAGCACGAGGTTGTTCTCGAGGATTTCGAGAGCCTTCCGCGTGATCATGTCGATAGTAAGAATCGAGTTAGCCATGGTGGTAGTCCCAAATTAACGGTTGCGTTGTGCCTCGTACTTCTTGATCTGCCTCATCCGTTCCGCTTCGATCCATTCCGACGTACTCATCGACTTGGTCGAACGAGGGTCGGTCGTATCATACGTCGGCGCGCCAGAAGCGCGGGCTGTGACAGGTGCAATCGGTGCCGGGGCGGTTGAAGTTTTTCTAACCGGCGGGCTTGAGGCCATGCCGGCTTCAAGTTTTCCGATCTCTTTAGCCTGCAAGATGGGCGGCAGCCGGGCAATGCGATCCGCTTCCTTCGGGTTGGAACCGAGCCAATACAGGACGTCGGGGCCAATGTCGGAAGCCTGGATGCTTTGCGCCATTGTCTCCGTGACGGACAGGTTGGGGTTGTAAGCGACTTGTTCAAAGTCGTCGTACCGATCCCTCGCCGCTTCTTCACGGTCGTGGTAGTTTTCGAGCAATGCCTGTTGCTGCTTGGCGGTTTCCCGCCGCGCCAACAATTCCTCCGCTTTACGTTCGGCCAAAGCCTCTGCGTAATCTTCGTAGGTGTTGAACTGGTCGGCACTCAGATCAGAAGGCGGTGCTGCCGCTTTCTGCGCTTGGGCCATTTCCAGTCGCTGGGCTTGCTCACGCTCCCACTTACGCTGTTCCCTTGCAAGCCGCTTGCCAACAATGGCGTCCAGTTCCTCCTGGGAGAAGGTCTTAGATGCTTCCTGTTCGACAGGCGTTTCCGGCGTTGTGTTTTCTTCGGGCTGGATTGCTGCCGTAGCTTCCAGTTCCGGCGCGGAGGCATCCGCTTCGTTTGGGACATTCTCGTCCATGTATAACCCCTATGGAGTTCCCGGTGAGCCTCGCCGGTACGGTTTTACTCAGACAGAGAGATTAGCAACCTTCTGCTGAAATGCCTTGATGCGCGCGTCGAGCGCGGCGGAATCTTCGTCCAGCTTGGCGCTGCGCGCAGCCAGATCAGCGGTCAGCTTGGCTTGACCGGCTTCCAGCGTTTCGCAAGCCTTCAGGCGCACAGCCAGATCAGCCTCAACGGTCTTGACTTTGTCGGCCAGCGCGGCCTCAGTGACGCTCACAGCCGCTTCGCGGTTCTTGGCGGCAGCGTTGGCAGACTTAGCGTCGCCGTTAGCTTTCACGGCGTCAGCCTTGATCGCTGCGGCTTCAGCCTTGGCTGCTTCCAATTCCTTCGCCGCGGCGTCCCGATCCGCAAGCGCCGCTTCAGCCGCCGACAGCGCGCCCTGGCGAACCGCCAGTTCGTCGCGCAGCGCAGCCATAGCGGCCAAGTCCTTGGGAAGCTGCTTGGTGAAATACGCAACGTAGTCCACGCCGGGGGTATCGCCTGAGATGTTCATGTCGCCGCCCTTACACGTAGTAGCTGATGTTGATCTTTGCAGACGCGGTCTGCTCAATGAACTTGATCTTTTTCAGATCGCCGTCATACTGAAGCGTCACGCCAGCGGCGAGAGGCATACCCACCGAAGCCGTGGGGGCGGTGCCATCATCGCGCCAACGGACACCGTTGGTTTCAGGCGTGATCAGCGCAATGGTCGGCATAGCCTTGAGGCCCGTGGAAGGGTCAACTTCCGGGATGGTCAGGCTCTGCGCGCTACTCAGCGTTGAAATTTGCTGGTAACCCATGCAGCTTGTGATTGCCTTCAGATTGATAGCCATCAAAATCTCCTGCGTTCGGTAAACGAACGGATTTCAACAAAAAGCTCTATCCCTAGCGTGGGGGCAGGCGGGGCGCCCACCGAAATATCTACAGCTTGACCAGCGACAGAATATACCCCGTTTTGGGCGGAAAGCAAGCGCCCGAAAGATAGCGTAGCATTTTGCCCGCTCACTAGGTACGTGCCGTTGACAGCCGTGATTGTGAAGCTGTTGGGAGGCGCCGTAAAAATCACGTTCAGGTTGTTGCCGCCGTTCGTTGAGTTTACCCCGACGTAAAAACGGTTGGCCTGATTTACGGCGATGTCCTTGACGCTTAGATAGTCAATGCCGCTGGTGACGTTGGTCAGGTTGAAGTTGCGCTGGGTGCCTGCGGTGTTGCTGTCAACTGTGACGACTCTACCCGCCGCACCAGTAATACTCCATGTGTCAATAGTACCTTGATTTGTAGAAAATCGAACTGTGTGGGCGACGGTTTTAGTAGACGCAAGCTCAGTAAATGAGTTTGTTCCGCTGATTGTAAGAGTGGATGTCCCAGTAGCGCCGCCGATAGTCAGTTTGTTGAACGAAAGGCCGCCGCCGCTAAATGTTCGCGCTGTCGAAGTAGTGTTAGAAAGCAAAATATTAGCGGTGTTTTTATTAAGGGTAAGATTAGTAATTGTTGCGGTGTTCCAAACCGTCCCTGTTCCGCTAAACGTCCACAGCCCAGACCCCATAGTTATGGTTCTGACATTGCTGTTGTTTGAGGCAAAAGTGTTGCAATTTACGTTATAACCTGCGGCGTCAAATGTTCCCAGCGAAACGGTTAAGTTTCGTGGGCCTGTGTTCAACGCATCGCCAAGCGTCAGGGTAATGCCAGAACCAAAAACCGTTACCCCGCTAAATGTTTTACCCGCAGTCGTCAACGTCCCCGTGCCGCCAAACGACATTGTTGCTGTGTGGCTGTAAGTCATGCCTGAAACAAGCGTAACACTGCCTGCTATGTTAAAGTTACCTGTTCCGGTAATTGTTCCGGTAAAACCAGTGCAATTGATTGATTTTGCGCCGGTATTGCCAAAAACAATCGTGCAAGTGCCTGTAGATAAGTTATCAAAAAACACGTCGTCAGCAGAGGTAGGAACTGACGCGCCGCCAAGACCGCCCGAAGTAGCAGACCATTTAAGGAGGGCTACGCCATCCCAGTTTGCACTTCCGCCTACCCAATAACGGTTAGCCATTGTCGGCCTCGGTCATTTCGGGTTCAGGCGGGTTTTCAACAACAAACAGCCAGTTATCCAGCCGCTGCTGCTTCATGGCGGCGATTTGATCGTCGGTGTAGCTGTGGTCGGCTGGTAGATGCAGCGCATCGCAAAACGCGCCGTAAACGGTGTCAAATTTAAAGTCGATTTTAATGGTAGCAGGCGTCACAGCGCGTCCTTACGTGGCTTGGAAAACGCCGTTGGTCGGGTCAAGCGTGACAGTGACTGTGTCGCCTGACGCCAGCGTCTGTGAAGACCCGTAATCCCAATAGGCCACGTTTGTGCTTGTGGTGCTGTCGGTCAGGATCGCGTACCGGAATGAAAACCCGGCGCCTGACGCCGTCCATACCGCCGGGCTGGCCAAGACCAAGGTAAAGGTGCCGCCAGTTTGCGAAGCTGACG